CCTCATCTCGATAAATCGTTCCCGTGAACACCTCACCGCAGTGGTATGACACATAGATCACCCCGTTCGGGTGGTGGCACAAACCAGCCATCTTGCCACCGATGCCGTAGTTCTTATCGCTCGCCTGCTCCTTGCCACTTGCAAATAGATTGCATTTGCTCATCCAGAAGCCTGCGGACATGCCGTCGCCGTTGTCGCTGATCCTCAACTTCTTCACGCCCAACTTGTCGAACTGCGGGTCCCAGTCGATCTCGATCTTCGTCGCATTTGCCTCGACTGCGTTCATGATCACCTCACGAACCACGGTCGCAGGTTTGGTCTGGCTTCCGACCTTCTCGATGAAAAAACTGACTGCCTGTGCACTATTCACGAACTCGATACTCATTTCGCCTTGATTCATTTGATGCTCCTTCTTTCAGTCTCTCTTGTCTCTCTCACCCTCGGAACGCCCGAAGGTGCGTGTCGTCGATCACCTTGAGTTTCAAGGTCTCGTCGTATGTCGTCTTGAACAGCCGCTCAAACGCCTCGGTCCCGATGATGCCCTTCACCGTCGCAGGCTTCCACGGCTGCGAGCCGAGCACGCCGTTGGGCCCAGTCGTCAGCCGACCGACATCGCCCTGCGTCGCTTCGAGGATCGCGTGCAGGATCGCAGTGTCGTCGAGGCTCTTGGTCTTCTTGTCCTTGCCGATGGTCCACCTGCGGTCGGGTCCGAGCGGGATGTCCTCATGCGTCGCCGAGATGTGCTCGAACGCTGCAGCCTCGATCGTGGTGATCAGGTTCTTGCACTGCAGCATCCACGAGGTCGCTTGCTCGTGCAGTTCTCGCAGCCGCTCGCCGCGTGCCTCGTCGGGCAGTCGCGGCACATCGAGCAGTTGTCGGTTGAGGTCGATCAGGTGTCCGTGCGTGATGGCCGTGTTCGTCATGGTGTCTCCTTTGCGGGTGGCAGTGCTGCGGGTACGCGGAGGGTACGAGATGTAACATCGAGTGCGCCTGCGATCGCGCCGAGCAGAGCAGGCGACCACTTCGCCAAGTCTCCGCTCACTGGCTCGCTTCCGATCCACATGCGCTGGCGCAGCCATGCGACCGCTGCGCTGATCTGCTCGCGTGGCAGAGCGCGGATCTCAGCACGAAGATCGTCATCGCTTTGGGTGTGTCGCCGACCTCGGATGCTGCCGCCGCAGTTCCGAGCGAAGGCGACCGCCTCTTCGAGCGAGAAGAAGATGCTCGACACCTCGTAGGTCGTGCCATGTCGTACGCGAGTGTGATCCACGATGATCGGTCGTGCAGTCGTGACAGCAGGCTGTGTCTTGAACCACCGCGCCTCAATGCGCTCGTATGCCTGCAGCCACCACTTCAACTCAGGCTGATGCGATGCGAACTTGCACTTCACCTCCTCGATCGCTTCGCGCAGCCATGCTTGGTTCAGTCTGCTGAGTTGCCGCTTGATCAGGTCCCTCAGGTCTGCCGGGTACATCGCGGTCGGCCAGAGGTCGCGGATCGCCTTCTCGTTGTCTTCCCATGTGATGTCGTCTCTCATGTCGTCTCCTAGAAGCGGAGGTGCTCGGGCACCTCGTCGATCGTGCGCGGCGAGATGGAGGATACACGGTGCTGCCGCACGCCGCCGCGTTCCTGTTGTCTTGCGAGCCAGTTCGTCAGGAACCGCTCGATGTTCTTCTTGCGCTGCTTCGGGTTCGCTGCGAGCCACGCTGCCGCTGCGTTCACCTGCTGCTCGATCTCCACCGCCGGGTACGCGGCTGCCCACCGCTCTCGGTGCGAGTCCGTGATCCCGTCCATCCGTCCAGTCGCATAGTCGAATGTGACCCCACCACGAGCACGAGCGGCTGGCTTGGCAGACGCTCCGTGCTGATGGTGTGTCTGTGCATCTGGGTTCTGTGCATCTGAGCCTCTGAGCATCTGAGCATCTGAGCATGCCATACCGTTTGCCATACCGTTTGCCATACCGTTTGCTATAGGTTTGCTATGGGTTTGCCATCTGCGGAAACTCCCACGGCGACCCGCCTCGCTTCTGCGGTCGTGCAGGTCGATCATCTCGTGACGCTCGGCTTCGAGCCGCTTGTTGACTAGCCGATCGCCGTCACGCTGCCATCGCCGCAGCACCTCGGCCATCTCGCCCTCGTCGATGTCACCCGTAATGCGCCTGAGTGCCGACGGGTCGGTCGGCACATCGCCGCGCTCCCATGCGTGGAGCATCATGCGGAAGTGCGCTCCGACCTGCGCCGGGGTCATCGCGTAGGTGCTCGACACGAAGTCGGCGACCCACAGTTTCATCCACGGTGCTTTGCTCTCTGGTATATTGCTCATGCGTCGCGTCCATGCCTCTCTCGTGGATGCTCTCGATCGAGCCGCCGCATGGGGTCCACGCTCCCTGCGGCGGCTGTCTTTTCAGTCCTTCTCCACCGGCGCATTCTCTTCCTCGTCTCTGCGCCTAAACACCTCGTACCACGACTCGCACGACAGCGGCTTCGTGAAGTCGCGTGTCCACCTGTCCACGGCGTGCCACTTCTGGTAAATCTCCATCAGATTGTTGAAATCGCCGTACTCGTTCATGTCGTGATACACATGGTCTGCGATCAGTTCATCGCGCTCGCGCTGCAACTCGTGAATCTTGTCCATGATCTCGTTGTGGATGATGTATCTCGCCTTGCGGCTCGCAAACAGGACGCGGATCGGTGTGTCGTCTCTCACTTTGTTCTCCATGTGGTCTCTCCTTGTGCGACAGGGTAGTGCTTCAGGATCGCTCGCGCTCGCTGTCGGATCGAGCGCGGAATCCTCGGGGTTGCCTTCGCATCAAGCAGGTCGAGGAGGAACGCACGAGCGTTCTCCACCGCTAGCCGACGCTCATGCGGCAGAGTCACGCGCCGCCTCCAGTTTGCTCTGCACCTGCGCGAGATATGCCCGGCGATAGTCCTCGGTGCAGTCATCGAGGAACCACCGCCGACGATTGAGTGCTTGTGTCTCGTCGAGTCCGAAGATCTCACCTGCCTGCGCCACCGTGCGATCGGTGAGCGACACGATCGCCGCGATCATGCGGCTCTGCATCTTGCTCTGCGCGGCCTTGCCGCGACGGCTGGGAGGCTCGCTCCCAACCATCGCAGCCTCGACCGTTGCACATGCGAGTACGACTTTGCTCACATCATAAATGCGAGCCGCATCCCGGGCGAGTTTCGCCAGATCAGAATGGAATGACATCTTCGCCTCCCATCGCCTCCACTGCGCTGACCTGCTCGGCAGTGTCGATCGAGATCACGTCGACCCCACGCTCGCCCGTGCGGTAGGTGACGCGCACGGGGATGCCCTGCGTCTTCGCACGGTTGGCGAACGCGCCGTCTGTCTCCGAGAAGGTGCTCGCATACACCTTCTCGCCGCTGTCGTCGGTCCACCCCACGCGGGTCTTCGTGTACTGCTTTCCCGCCTTGCTCGTTCCCTGCTCGCTCTTCACATACGCCAGGATTCCCGTGAACACCTGCGTGTCGCCGACGATCGTCGGCGTGATGCGCGGTGCAGCGGTCGGAGGTGGTGCGCTCGGCTGTACGCGCTGCACCTGCTGCGGTGCGCTCGCTGCGTTGCCGTCGTCGTCCTCGGTTGCGGTCACTCCGACGATCGCTGCTAGGGCGTACCGTCGGAGATAGGTGAGTGCGCTCCCCAGTCCCTGCGGATCGTTCTTCACGAGCCGTGCGCTGACCGCCTCCTCGATGAACTCGCCGCTCTTGTGCACGATCATGGTGCGGAGCGCGACGCGCTCGCAGTTCGGATCGTCGCATGGGAGTTGCAGGACGGCGAGATCGTTCGCCGCCAGTGCTTCCCGGCAGGCTTCGACGATCGCTTCGAGCGTCGCGTAGTGCGAGCGGAAGTGCGGGTTGACCCGATCCTTGACGGCAGGCTGAATGCGAGCCTGCGCCTTTGCGAGCGCGGCTGCGAGTTGTGCGATCGAATCACTGTGTCTCATGTGTCTCTCCTGTGGTAGTTGCGGTCGGTCACGCCGGGAATGTCTGCGGTGCAAACAGTCACGGTAACGATGAGGAGCAGCAGGGTAGCGGCTCCGACGATGATGATCATGGGTTCTCCTTTGCGAAAAGCCGACCTGCGTGGAAGGCTGCGTGAAGCGCGGCTTCGAGGTCTCCCACGATGAACGACACGGGCGTGCGCGGGTTGAGATCGTCGCTGTCCACGATCGACAAGTACCGCCACGCGATATCGCCGATCATGTCCTTCGGTGTGCGCGGTCGGTCATCGTGCGACGGGTGTCCCACCGTGCGCGGACCTGTGCCGTAGACATCCTCGATGAACATTCGAGACTGGTGCTGCAGATCGCTCACGCTGCACCTCCTGTCCATCCGCCTGCGCGGAGCCAGTCGGCATTGCCCGCGGTGAAGATGATCTCGTAGTCGATCCCAGTCAACTTACCCCAGTGGTCGTCTGAGGTGATCGTGTTCTTGCGTCTCTCCACGATCACAGTCTTGTTGTCCGCGACCAGTCGCTTCGCTTCGTCGAGTGCCTCCGATCTCGACTTGAAGATGTCGATGTCAATTGAATCGCCGTGCTCGTCGATGTAGCGGACCTCATACTCGATGACTTTCATGTGTCTCTCCTGTTTGGGGTTGTCGGTCAGTCGATGCTCTCGTCGCTGTTGGTCGGAACGCCTGCGAGTTGCGCCTGATGGCAGAGGCGGTCGTACCCGTTTGCAAAGATCGGGAAGCGATGCTGCATCTCCTCGAAACTCATGGCAGACTGGTCGTACATCGCAGTGATCGTGACGATCAGGTCTCGCAGTTCAGACCTGCGGAGTGTGATGGTGACTTCGCCGTCCTTCACGCTGCACCTCCTTCGCTGCAGTCGACGTGCGATGAGCAGCGATCCGCCTCTGCGTCGATGCCCTCGTCGATCTGGTCTTCGGTCATGGCTTCGATCTTGTCCTCGATCTCGATGCACTGGTCGAGCGCGATGCGGAAGGCCTCGTCAGCCGCGTCGATCTGCTTGCGTGTTCCTTCGCCACAAGCGATGTTCAACAACTGCTCCGCCTCCTCCAGTCGCACTCGCGCAATCTGCAGTCGCTGCTTCGCCATCTCGATCTTTTCCTGGATCGTTGTCATGGTGTCTCTCCTGTTTGGGTCTCTCGATCGTCCCTCGCCACGCGGCGAGTACGTGATCATCATACACCACTATCGACCGCTGTCAAGCACTTCCCACACATTTTTACAAGTTTCCCCCACCACCACCCACGCCACCTGCCCTGTTCGGCATCCGTTCGGGGAGACCGCCCAAAACAGACCGCCGCAGATGCCCTGTGGCGCGTCCGTGGGGGTCGGGTGGTATCTCCAGTCCTCCTCGGAGCCGAGGCTTCTAATGGCATCCACGGCGAGGTCGGTGTGTTGGGGTCAATAAAAAACGCCCCACCGCTTGGGACGGTGGAGCGTCAGAATGAGAGACGATCTCATGGTATGCGCTTGCCGCCGACATGCAACTCGTACGGTGCCCACTTGCGCTGTGCCTCCCGGTCAGGCAACCGCACCTCGTGCAGTCTCTGATCTGCAGCGAATGCTCACTCCCACTTGTTCTCAGGACACTTCGCTGCAGGCATCGCAGCCTTGACTGACAGTTCCGAGAGTTTGTTTCGACCGCACCCGCACTTCCCGCAGTGACCGACGATGCCAGTGCGCGTTCGGTGTGGACAGCCAAGACACGCCTCGATGCGCTTGACATATCTCGCACGCTGCATGTCACGAGTCACCATCCACGATCCCACGGCGACGACGAAACTCCATGCCTTGCGACCGAATCGCAAGATCATCACACGGCGAGATGGCATTGCTAGGTTTGCAATCTGAACAGCAGACATCTCGGTCCTCGGTGCTTGACTCGATCCCGCATGACTTGGATCAGCAGGTGCGGACTCTGTTGAGATTGATGGCACGCCCTCCGATGATGGATCGCTGATTGGCACGCCATTCTTCCGATATGTGATCTTGTCGCTCATAGTTTATGTGATGTAAATAGTCGGTGGGACGGTCTGCCACGGCTGAAAGTCCGCGTCGACGATCGGGTTCATCGCCACATCACACGAAACAGTTTGGCCGTATGTGTTTGGCGTGTAGAGATCGAGCACGATATCGAGTTGTGCTGGCGTGCAAATTGCACACTCAGGGTCTGTCTGAGTGAAACTTCCACAATCGCTGGGGACAAAGTTTTCGTGGTAATAGCAATAATCCGTGTCACCATTTACGTTGTCAAATGGGCAAAGATTATAACTCCAATCGATTACCTGTAGGCGAAGTTCCCTTGCGAGGAATGCTACAGCATTGTCGGTACCGTTCCACTCACGGAAATACCGGTGATTCTGAATGAAGCCATCGACAAATGGAGGGCCGATACCACTTGGTCCACAAACGTATGCGGTATTTGAAGAGAACGGTCTTGAACTTTTCAAACAAAAATCTAAGGTTAGACTAAGGTGGCAAGTAGGCTCGCCTCCAACTACACTCCGCTGAAACGATACGAGTCTCAAACGCTTCTCAGTCGTTGTAGTGGTAGTTCCAACTGTCACAACTTCTCGCTTATATCCAAGGTCGAAAACCACTGATCCGTATACGGTAGTTGAGCCGGGGCACGGGACGAAACCGGTAGTCGCACAAAAGTACCCGGCTGGTGGGGTGAGCGAGTCAAGACCGTTGCTAGTGAACGAGCATCCCGTGAAGCCAGTGCAAGTGGTGCACGGGTTGGGAGAGCCGATACAGGTGCATTCACTGAAAGAGGGGTCACCGAATCTGAACTGTCGTGAGGCTACAACTCCGTTGGAGACATTGAAGCAGGTGCGTTTGTTTACTGTCTCATGTTGATAGCAGTTGAACTGCGTGCATGTGTCATTGTTCCCGCCGCACGCAATGCAACAGTCGTAGGACCAACATTTCGGGTTAGGAATGTACTCATTACAACTCAAAAACTCACCTTCGGATGACTCCTGAACGGCGTACATGAAAGCACTGCCCGAGAAGTCTGCCGTGTAGTCTTGGAGTGGGAATGCAAGTATGTCGTCCCTGATTGTATCTCTTTCCTTGCAGTCGAATTCTGGTCCGATGCAACAGCATCCCGGATTCAACATGCCCGGCAAAATTGGCATCTATTCTCCTCCCTTGCACTCCGCTTCGACGGGCGACACAGCGTAGAAGCAGAAGTACGCGGTGTCCGCTCCTCGTGGGGTTCCGGTGTCGTATTCGATGACGGCGCGGTGCATGACGACCAGTGTACCAGTGCCTGCTCCACCAACAGGCAGAGGTAGTTTCGTGACGGTTGCGTTTGCAGTGTTGTCCTCGTTCAAGGATTGGCCGTGCCCCCAATCATTACTCCCCGAGAATGTCGTGATGATGCCTCCCTCGGTCATCGTGAGTACATTCGCGTACGAGGATGAGCGCGAGCGCAGCGCATTGATCTCGTACAGGTTCACGGCGGGACGCAAAGTCGAAGCAGCCAGAATGTGCGAGATTTGAGCGGTGACGGCAACAAAACGATACACGCCTTCGACCGCCTCATATCCAGTCAGACGAGCGAGGAATGTTGTCGGCTCAAGCAGGACGCACGCGAGCATAGACACATATTTACTCCCGACGCGCACCTGCATCGGTTGCAGTAGCACGAGATCGCCAGCGATCAGCCTCGGCTGAGGCGAGAAGTCGATGCAAGGCACATAGGTCGTATCATTTTCCAGTTCACCCTCCGTGCCGCCTGCTACCTGCTCTGGTCCAGTGTGTGAGAATGTGCTGCCAACTCCCGGTGTCGGCTCGAAGTCCGCGACACCGAACTGCACTTCTTCCCAGTCATACATCCAACAGGTCCGAGCCGTTGCCCCACTGATGCCGACATCAGTGTCCTGAGCCACTCCCTGCACTGCGTCGGTCGTGAGAGCGCGGATGCGTGCGAGGATTGTGCCGCCACGCGGCAGCATCGACTTCTGCCCGATCGGGGTGTTCTGCACACGCTCGACCGCCTCGAACGTGTCGTTCAGGTGAGCAGCGGTGATCTTCCCGTATCGGCCTGTGATGAATCGCGGAAGGCTCACGGCGAAAGGAACATTGCCTGATAGGAGACCGTCTCACCCGTTGCACCCGTGGCGACTGAGATGCTGGTCGGATTAGTCCCGAGCCGCATAGCAGCCACCTCGCCGGGTCGCAGTCGCATGAAAGCGGTGGACCCGACACCGAAGATGACATTGTCGCTCGTCAGCGTTGTGGTCGTCATGAGGTTCTGAAAGAACGCGTACCCGTTGCTCGCAGCGTTTGCCACCGTATAGATGGAGGCAGTGGCTGTGCCTGTGCATGTCTTCGTGATCGAGTCATGCACATTGCTGCTAAGGTCGGGAGTAATCGTGCCGGGACGGAAGAACAGTTTGAGGTCTTCCTTCGTGATCTCCACGTTGAGGGAAAATCTGATTTCGTCTGCCATTTTTAGAGTCCTGAGAAGTGCGGCGAGAGTGAGTTGAAGTCAAAGGCGAATCGGAAAGGCTGCTGCAAATAGACCTTGAACGCCTTGCCATAGTATGCGCTCGCTGAGTTGTTGCTCGTCACGACATCGCCGAGGGATGTGCGCTGCGGTATCTGCACGAGATGCGCGAACGATGAAAACAAGAACTTGAAGGTGCACTGCGTGTTGCCCGTCTCAGGCTGAATCGACCCATCGAAGCCTGTGAAAAGTACATGCCCGTCGTCGTATCCGAGGAACACTACAGAGTTGCGTTTGCCGAGCGCGTCGCGTATGGCTGCCGGATTTGGGAGTATCTGATCGACGACCGTGATGCTGATCTCCTGCTTGATCTCAATAGATGAGACTGGTATGCCGCGCTGATCGAGCGCAGTGCCGCCGATGTCGGTGTCGCTGTCCATGCTGCCCTGCGCCTCGTATGTGTTGATCGTTGAGTATGGGACACTGCGCCAGAGATCGACCAACTCAGCACGGGTACTCGCCTGCGCTGTTCGGTATCCGATCTCACCGGGTTCCTTGTCGGTGGAGAACGGATTGACATTTGCCGGGACGAGGTTGCCCTCTGGCTCATAGGTGAACGAGACGCGGAACGCTTTCGGGTGCTCAGGCACCTTCTGGATCGAGAAGTCACGAGCGATGAGGTCATAGATGAACGCACTCGTGTTCGGGTAGAGGTCGTTCTTCTGTGGCAGAGTGCTGCCGAACAGCGCGAGCACATCCGCTTCGCTCTCTGCGTCGATGACGATGAACTCGCGGACAGCCGTGGGCTTGCCCTTGTTATGGTTGTACTGCCTGCTCGACTGCAGTTCGATCGCTGTGGCTGGCATTAGGATGGTCCCTTCATCGCGTCGATCTTGCGGTTCGTCTCCTCGTGAAGCCGCTTCATCTCCTCCTGCAACTTCACGATCTTCTCCTGCTTCTCAGTCTGCGCTTTCGCCTCTTGGAACGCTCGATCGGCGAGAGCCGCACCACCACCTCGGAACGTGCCGAGCGCGGTCTGAATGTCGCCGCCCATGTTTCCTGCGAACTGCTGCGTCAGTGCGCCGATCGACGCGGCGCGTGCGGCTGGTGATTGACCCTGCAGCGCAGCGATCTGCGCTGCGATCGCGTCCTCGCGTGCCTTGCCCGTCTGCTGCAGTGCTTTGATATCTGCGTCGCGCTTTGCCTTCGCTGCTTCCTCTGCAGCCTTCGTTGCTGCTGCCTGCGCCTTTGCTGCTTCTGCCTGTGCCTTTGTCTGTGCTTCTAGTGCCTTGCCATCGGCTAGTGCTTTTGCGTCTTGTGCAGCCTTTGCGTCCGCCTGCTTCTTCTGGACCTCAAGAAGTCTCACCTGAGCATCGAACTGCGAGGCGATGTTCGCCCTTGCCTTTTCCAGTGCTATCTCCTCGCCCTTCGTCTTGCCTTGGATATTGAAGAAGGACATCTCCTTCTGCTGCCTTTGTCGTGTCTCTGCGATCTGCTCATCCAAGTCCCGTATCTTCTCACGTCGAGCGATCTCGATCTTGCCTTCCTCGCTCATGCCGAGCGTGAGTTCTTCTTCGCCGCGAGTGACCCCACGCTGCAATCCCTCTATGGCCTTCTTGCCTGCATCTCGTGTCTCAAGCATCCTCACGGTTGTTGACTCAAACTTTGCAGCAAAGGCTTCTGCTGCTGCCTCTCCTGCCTTCTCTGCGCCGTTCAGAACATTGTCGAAAATGCGCGCGATGTCGCCTGCGATTGGGATGCTGAACAACGATTTCTGCAAATCCTCCATGAAGGCAATGGCGACCTCCTGTCCGCTTGCGCCTTTGGCAAAGGCTTCTGAGGCAGCCGCGCCTGCACCAGTCATCGTTCGCACAATGGCAAAGATGCCCGCCGCCTTCATCACCGCGCCGAACTTCTTGGCAAAGGCATCGCCTGCTCGCTCGCCAGCCTGCCCCATCGGAACGACCGTGCCATCGACCTTTGCTTGTGCTGCCTTCAGTCCCTGCTCCAACTCGTCGATGCGAGCGGTCACGCTGATCTCGATCGAAGGGTTGCCACCTGCCATGCTCATGTCATCATCCTATGCCGCTGTTCATCGCATCAGCTTCCCGCTTCACCATTGCAGACACCGCATCCGCCGTGGCGATCAGTCGGTCAAGCGGCATGTCGAGCGGGTCGCCGAAGCCCGGCGCGTACTTGCAGATGAAGGCGGCGAGCGCATACCAGTCCGTGTCGCCCGTCGCCTTCACCCGTTTCCCGAGTCGGTCTCCCCGTCCACATCGACTGACAGGAGTGCCAGCGCGGCACGGATCACGGCCTCGGGCTGCATCGCTGCCAAGTCCTCGCTCGGGTCGATCTTGACCTTCTGACATGCGTGCTCGATGACATCGAACGCGCCCTCGATTGTCGCTGCGTGCTGCAGCGCGAGCGTGGTCGTGCGGTCGCGCAGGTCGTAGACCGCCTTCATCTGCTCGACCCGCTGTGCAGGCTCGGCTCGTGAGTCGGTCAGCATCTCTAGAGTGCGCTGCGAGATCGAGTGCCATCGCGCCTCGCCGATCTCCATAAAGTCCCGAGCCGATAGCAGCGACAGCGTGTGTCGCCCGATCTTCACCATGCGCGTCTTGTGGGCTTTGTCCATCTCGTGATCTCCTTGCGTCTGCGGATAGTAACGCAGGAGACCGCGCTCTTGTCAAAGATGCTCGCCGCTCGCAGTGCCGCCTCGATCGCTGCCTGCCGCGTGACGTTGCCCTGCACCCATCGACCGTCCGATTCTCCGCCCTTGACCCACTCGACGCGCCAGTCGTCGGGTGTCTCGCGCTTGTTGAAGAAGTCGATCACGACCAAGTCGTTGTGACAATGGCAGCGTAGTTCGTCGCCGCCGCTGGTGCGCTGAGTTGGTAGTTGAAGGTCACGGTCGCCTCGCCGTTTACATCGACCGAGATGTCAGCGGAGCGGATCAGCGCGTTGAAGGCGATAGAGTTTTGGTCCTCTGCCGTCAGCGTGCATGTCGCGCCTGTTGCACTCTGCACGAACCACGCAGAGGATGACAGCGGGTTGCTGCCGCTGTCCATCGTCGCCACGATCGTCCCCGTGATGTCGAGGATGCCGTGCAGCCGTCGCTTGCCGACGCTGCCGAACGAACTGATGTCGATCTCTGATGGTGCGACATTCGCGGTCCACGACTTGATGAGTCCGACCGCGCCTGCGAATGAGACATTACCGTTTGCGCCGCTGATTGCTGCCATGATTAGGTGTCCTTGATTGCGATGATGCGGTAGGTGGTTTCGACCGTGATGAAGTCCTCGCCAATGTCAGGCACGCCGCGTGTCAAGACATACGAGTCGATGGAAGTATATGACGCATCCGACGGGGTCAGCGACGCTCGGTTCAGGAGCGTGAAGAGCGCGGCCTCAGCAGTCATCGCGGTAGCAACAGCGGCGGCTGAGTCAGGCTTAAAGAAGAAGACGAAGGTCGCGGTCATCTCCTGCCGCGACTTGACTGCCGTGCCCATGAAGATCTCGGTGTCGTTGCCGCTGATGCTGAACACAAGGCAAGGCAAGGCCACACCCTGCGGTGCCTCGATCTGGTAGATGCGACCGCCGACGATTTGGAACACCGTGCCTGCGCCTGTCGCGCTGGTCAGTTCGTTGTAGAGGCTTGTGAGGACGATCTGGCTCATCGTGGGCTAGGTGGTCTGTAGTTGCGGATGGCTTTGTTGAGGTTCTTCGAAACGACCGATGCAGCGATCCTTCGGACGGGGTCGGCGCTTCTTGCAATCCACGGTCGTGCGCGGCGGCCCTTGCCTGCATCGAGCATGAATCCGTACTTCTTGACACCTGCGATGACGAATCGGATCAGACTGCTCCGCTTAGATGTCAGTGTCGGCTTGGTCTGCACGCTTCGCCGGAGTTCACCCGTGTCAACCGCAGGTGGTGCGCCGGGAACCGATCGTCTCCGCAGCGATCCTTTTCCCTGCCCGCCGCCTCGATACAACTTGCCAGTGCCAGCGATGCTGAGGGTGTTCTTCAGGTTCTTCTGATACATCAGGATGAGAGTGTTTGCAGACCTCTGCAAGTCAGCGGTGATGTGCTGTGCAAAGTGCGCCGAGTTGAAGTTGTGCTTCGCTTTCACGCCAAGCCCTCCACCGTCTGCAGCGACACGATCTGGTACGCGAGCCGATCAGGTGTTTCGCGGAAGTCGGGAGTGTAGAAGCCGAGCACCTCGTACACCTTGCTCGAAAACGAGATCCGCATCCCCGTCGTCAGCGTCACCGAGATGTCGCAGTACCCGCGAGCATCGAGAGTCGCACGCCTTGCGCCTGCGATCACCGACTCGCGTGGCATGGCAGGCTGTAGGAACATCGTGAACGCCGTGCCAGCCGTCCACGAGCGGATCACCGCGCCGCCCGAGTCCACCGTGTTGTCGGTCAGGGTGAACGGGGTGACGGACACGCCGAAGCGATCCACCATGCTCCGCACTCCGCTCAAGTGACCTCCCGGTACTTGTTCAGCAGCGAGGCGAGCATCTCGTTCACCTCTGCCATCGTTGCCCTGCTGTACGAGTAGTCGCCGAGGCTTTCGCTCGACAGGCTGCGGTCCTGCTTGCGGGTCTGGAACAGCATCGCCGCGACCTCGCAGCACGCCTCCTTCAGATCGTCAGGCGTGGCTGAGTACCCCGCCGTGTACTCGATGAGGACCGACTGGTACGCCGCCGGGAACCGAGCGAGGTAGGTGTCGCCGAGCGGGAACGCATCGGACTGGATGTGCACGATCCCCGTGTCGCTCTCGTACACATACTCCGCACCGACCTCGGCGCAGTGGATGTTCACGGGTCCGATCAGGCAGTCACCGCCTGCACGGGGATGGAGTTGCGCCGTGCGGCAGGCGAAGACCACGCTCGCGGACACGCCCGTCAGCGCATTGATCGCTGCCACCAGTGAGGTGACATCGGGATAGGTCGAGAAGGCGAGCGTGCTCGTGGTGGTCACGCCACCGCTAGTCGTGCGCGAGATCATCAGGCCCGGCGCACCCGTTCCGACCGCCTCGCTGTTGACGCTGACGGTGACGCGGAGATCGCTTGCCACCGTGCTCGACACCGTGAACGCGGTGCGGATGCCCGTGAACACGCCCGTCACGCTATTGATCGGGTGCTGCTTGGTTCGGATCGCTCGGACTGTGTTCCCGCCGTGCCACTCCGCGTAAGAGCGTGCCAGGACATTGCGCCCCATGTAGGTCTCGATGCGAGCGGTCGCACGGTCGATGGCACGCTCTAGAAGCGTGTCGTCGCCTGACCCCGTAATCCCGAGGTGATCCTTCAACTCCTGCAGGGTGATGAGCGCGAAGGTGCCGACTGCCATGCCGAATCCTATACCTGTGCTTCAGAGGGTCGCAGCGAGGTCGGCATTCGCCACACCTGCTCGCGGTTGCGGACATACCACGGCTTACCACCTCGAAGCCACGAGAACATCGACTGGTACTCCTTGCCCTTGTCGGGCGTGATCCACGAGATCATGCACTCGATGTGTCCGATGTGCACCTTGGGCGAAATGCCGAGTTTCCACCCGTGCTTGTTTGCGTTGCGCCAGAAGTAGATGTCGTCGTCTATTCGACCATCGTTCCATGATCCATCGGGTGCAGGCTCGCTCTTGAACCATGGCTTTGCCATCTTTCGCAGCGACTCCACGCGGATGAGCGTCAGCCCGAAGTGCATCGTCGAGACGGGGAACCACGGCTTAGCGAAGTCCTCCGCTTTCGCCGCCATCGCTTTCCCGTCCTCGGACACCGTGTTGAAGAGCGCGATGTTGCGCTCGCGTCCCGCCTGCATCGGAGCGATCGCGTCCAGTCCTGCATCCTCGGCGATCTGCCGCAGGCACACGATGTCCTTCCAGTCGAAGATCGAGTCGTAGTCGATCGTGAGTGCCCACTTCACATCCTCGCTCGCCGCGCACGATTCGAGCACCCGCTGAATGCCCTGCCCGTAGAAGACTCCGATCGAGTTCTGAACCTGTATGCCCAGTTGCATACAAGCCTGCGACACGCAGAACATGTTGTCCGTCCACGCGAGTCGCGGCATCGTCATCACGGCCCGGACATCTGGGTACTTGGGAGCAGGAGCGTCATGGACAGCGATGCCCGGCTTGCGCCCGGCGAGGTTCAGCGAGAACACATGATCGCTGCATTCGCCGATCTTGATATCGCTGCCCGAGTAGTCGTTCTTCCATGTCGTGATCTCGATCAGCCCTTGCTGCTCCATCGCCGCTTTGAGTTTCGGGTAGTTCCAGAGTGTGCGGTGCGAGTCGTACGGGGTCGTCTGTCCGCCCATGATGTACGACTCCCACGGGAACGGCGGCTTCGAGTCATCGTCCGCGTCTCGGTCCTCGGCTGCAAGTCGCACGATCTCATCGAAGTCAGGCACGGCGATCCGCAGAATGCCGCCCGGCTTGATCTTGCTCACCCAGTGCCGCAGCGTCTCCTCGACATCACCACGCGGCAAGTGTTCGAGCACATGCGATGCGCGGATCTCTTCGAGACTGTTGTCCTCGTACGGCAAGAATCGAGCGTCGTGATCGAGGCTCCAGTCGTGCGGCGTGTATCCCTCGTAGCGTCGCTTCCCACATCCGATGTCAAGTTTCATGGGACGCATACTAGCGTGAAAAAAGACACGCCCGACCCTTGCGGATCGGGCGTGCTGAAAGAGTGAAACTGATGCGAGATCAGTCTGGAGTCTGGACGAACTGCGCCGCGCCAGCCGCCGAGTCGAGTGCGCTCTGCGAACCTCTTGCGAGGATCACATGACCAGCCACGGACGCGGAAGCCGTCGCAGGCGTGACCAGAACGCGGAAGAATCGCTTCTTGCCACGCAGATCGACATTCGCAACGAACGACACATTCGTGACGCTGCTGCTCGTTCCACCGATAGCACTTGCCGATGTGTAATCGGTGCCAGCCACAAGACCAGTGACGGTCGCAAAATTACTTGCGACAGTGTCGTCCGACTGCTGAATCGTGAGAGCCGAGAAGCCCGCCGTGGCGTGCGACTCGCGCATCACACAGATCTGCAGTTCGCTGAAGCCACTCGTGTCGATATTGATGCTCGTCACGGTGGCATTCGATGCGATGCTCTGCGGTGAGATGAGGTTCTGATGCTTTACGCCTTGAAGTGAAAACATGTGTGCCTTGTCCTTTCGTGATTAGGCGCCTGCCTTGAGTGTGACGATCGAGCCTGCGACAGACGACGATCCGACATTCGCGTTGACGATGTCGAACCGCGAGATGCCGCGCACGGTGACGAGGTCAGCCTCGAAGGACGAGGATGCCGAGTCGCTGAACGCGATCTGGTTCTGCTTGCGGTCGCCGAGAATTGCTGCCTGACGAAGATCGCCGAAGTGCAACATGACGCTGCCGTTGCCCGTGGTGCTGTTCATCGCTTGCGCGAGAACAACGGGATATCCGAGGAAGCGCAGTTTGTTCGCGCCGTCTCCGATCTCCACCACAGTCGCGCCGCCTGCGTTCTCAGCGAGACGCTGGCAGAGCGAGTTGAACACGGTGCGGTGCATGTAGAACTTGGTGTTCGCGTTGTCCGCGTACTGTGGCAGAAGCCCCATGGCGGCACGAACCTGTGCAAGAGTGATAGCAGTCAGCGCGGTGCCTGCTGCCGTGCTCGTGCCCGCAGAGCCGACTGCGTTGTTCAGTCCGACGATGCCACCGAACGACGATGTGCCGTCGCCAGTGAATCCGCACTGATCTTCCAACTTGGACTGCGCGTACGCCATTTCGCCTGCGATCTGATCGGCGAGGTTCACCACATTGTCCTCGGCGAGTTCGCCGCTGATCTGGGTGAGCACGACCGACTTCTTGGCGACGAGCGTCACGAGGTCGAAGTTCTGCTGCGTCTCGCTCGCTGCTGCAGCCTCGCCGACGAAGTTCGCCGTCAAGGTCGAGATGCGACGAGGCACTTGCAGAGTGTCACGCTCCATGCTGAGCACGTTTGCGTTCTGTCGGAAGATGCCGAACTGTTCGCGCAGGTTGATCAGCGTGTTGTTGAACTGGTCGGGCACGAGGTAGCCGCCGAGCGTGTTGTTGCCCGACAGATGGTCCTTCGTGATCAGACCCTTCTCGACACACCATTCGCGGCTCTTGATGTGACCGCGACATGCGAGAACGAAGCGACCGAAGCCGTAGGCTTCCTCGCTGGTTTGGAAGTGCTTGCTCCGAGCAAGCGGTGCAGAGATATCCATGATATTGGTTTCCTTTGTTGCGATTGGGTGAGATGCGGAGACTTGTGACTCCGCCTTGATTGCCTTGACAGCCTCGGCGACGAGCGACTTGACTGGCTTGTCCTCGTCCTCGTCCTCTGGCTTCATCTTTGGCTTCTCCTCGTCCTCCGGCTTCATCATGTCCTCGTCACCTGCAGCCATGGGCGACAGCGTGACCTTGTACTCGATGTTGTCGGGATCGACGGGTTTGCCATCAGCGTCCACGATGACGAGACCTTCCAAGATGAGATTCTTGGCTGCCTCGTATCGCTTCGCGCCGACCTGATTGGCGAGTGACTGCAGATGCTTCTGCAACTCCTCGACCGTGATGGTCTTGAGCATTGTGATCTCCACGCAGCGAGTGCTGCGTTGTGTGCGTGTTGTGATTGACCCTTCGTCCGACTCACCCGCTCGCGCTGTCCGCGCATCGGTTCGAGCCACCGTTTGTCGAACTATAGCAGGGTCAGATGCGGAACCGTCCGCAAGCCTTGGCCATCGCCACCCGAGCAGCGTGTCGGACATCGTCGATGCCGACCGCTGGCACGCTCACGCTGACGCTGTACGCCTTGTCGCCATCGCTCCGCTTCGGATGTCCCTTGGGCAGTAGGTCGTAGTCGCTCGTGTACTTCGGATTCTCAGGTCGCCCTCGCCGCACGAGATACAGGAACGCATTGACCCGAGCCATCGACCACTGGTTCCGTGTCATGCCGGGACGGTGGCTCGTGCTGAACGCACCCGCGCCCCGACGGTACACCGCCTTCAACATGCCGAGGTTCACCTTCTTACCTGCCTCGTCGCCGTGCTTTTCGTTGTGCTCCTCGACCTTGTTCTTGAGCGCGGTCTCGGTTGCCTCGTCGATCTCGATGCCGCCGCGTGTGTCGCTAGCCGATCCTTCGGGGTTGCGCTCGCTGCCCTCGATGCGCTCGCTCGGCTTTGCAGGCGGGTCTGCCTTGATGCCCAGAGCCTTCACTGCCTCCGCCGTCGCCACGCCCTTCTGGATCGCCGTGACGAGTGCCTCCTGATTTGCAGGCACACTTACGACCGAGACTTCGAGCAGGTTCCACTTCGAGAACACGCGCTTCACGCCGTCACCGTACCGCTCGACATCCGCCTTGCTTGCCGACCGCATCCCGTTGGCTTGCGCGTGGAATCCGATCGACACGCCGCGCAGTGCGCCGAACTTCATCAGCGCACCGACGGTGTCGGGCAGCCACTCGCCCTGATGCTCTTGCGGTCGAGGCGCAAGTCGGAAGTCTGCCTCGATCTTGCCGTCGCCGCGCCGCAGCGTCTCCATCTTGCCGATCGGCATCTTCGGGTCGTGCGCGTACAGCAGCACGGGGTTCCGCTCGTACTCCTTGCTGTTCATGCCTGCCGGGATCACGACCTCGCCATCGCGGTCGATCGTGTCGGTTGTGATGGTGGCGACGAACTTGGTGCCGTCCTCGCTGCTGTATGCCGCGTCAAGTGTCTTGTGGTGCATCATGTGACTGTGACCTCGAAAATGCCTTCGCCTTCGCCCTCTGGCAGTTCCTCCAGTGCCGCGTCGATACTGCATCGACAGTTCGGGTGCAGTGGCGGACCAGAGACTGCCTCGAATCCTATGGTGAGCGACTTGCCGCTCTCGCCGATGATCTGGGAGCCGAGCGGGTAGAAGTCCTGATCGAGCGGGATCGCCTTGTCGCCGAACTCGATCGCAGCCGCATCGCAGAACTCGCACGCGAACGGCGACACGAGCCATGTCTTGCCAGTGACGATGCCGTCCGTGTCCCTCCACGCGGCGATCTGCCCGTCGCTGTATGCGCGTGCGGTCTCGGTCCTTGCGATCGCCTGCGCTCGATCTGCGTCGAGTCCACCTGCCCGTAGCAGTTGCTGCACCTCGCGGCTCGTCAAGTCCTCCTCGACACCCGTGCGGATGGCGTTGCCGATGAGCCGTGCCTGCGTGCGCGTGACGCTGTCAGCCATGCGCTGCGATGCACGAGCGGTCGCTGCGATCACGCTGCGGCTCGGCTCGCCCGACACATCGAAGAAGCCCTGCGCGCCCGCCTCGAAGCCTGCGTTCACGATGAGCCTCGTGTACTCACGCCCGACCTCAGCGATCTGCGCTGCGATCTCTGGGCGGCTCGTGATGACTGCACGCTGCGCCGCTTCGAGTGCTCGCATGGCATCGCCATCACCAGTGCGGATTGCTGCCGCGTATGCACGTGCCGCCTCGTCGTTCATTCGCCGCAGTTCTCGTTCGAGTTGCGTGCTGAACTGCCCCATCAGAGCGGACTCAAGGTCGGCGAACGACTCCTGCTTCTCACCGTATCGCACGACCTGACGCTCGGCACGCCAGTCGAGCCAGTGCAGTCGCGGTTGCGCTGCGCTCTTGCAGACTCCGCACATCAGTCCTCTACCACCTGCCACAGACACGTTGCCTCGTCGAGCACCGCGTCGTCACTCGGCTTCGGCGGGATGAATGCGTCGCGCTGCGCGTCGTACGTGTATCCGATGCCAGCGAAGTTCTTGCGGAGTGCCTTGCCCTGATCCGCGCTCGGTTGTCCAGTGGCGTTGTCGTAGTGCACGCCGCCTCGCGTGTTGTACGAGGTCTGCACCCAGAACACGGAGTCGGGCAGCGTGTCGATGAACGACTGCTCCGCGACGATGACTCGGTCGATCTTGCCAGTGATGTGAACTCGTGCAAAGTGTGCCATGTGTTTACCTTATGTGACCTCAAAGGTTCCCGATGATGTGAATGTATGGATCGAGTACCCGCCGCTCTCTGTGACGGTGCCGCCAGTGGCACGCTGCGAGCCGAGGTAGCGCACGATGACAACACCCGAGCCTCCTGCCGCCCCTATTTGCCCTGCACTCGCACCATTTAGTCCACCGCCGCCGCCACCGCCGCCGCCGAGATTTACTGTTCCCGCAACAGCGTTGCTCGTTCCTTCGAGTGCGCCATCCCCGCCTCCGCCTGATCCTCCTGCGCCTAATGGACCGAAACTTGCAGCAGCACCGCCGCCGCCACCGCCTGCATAGGTGTTGCTGCTGCCTGTGATGACGCTCGCGGTACCATCTCCGCCGTTGGGTGCATCAACGCCAACAGTAGTACCTGCCGATGTGCCCAATGCGCCTGCGCCGCCGCCGCCGCCGCCACGGAATGTTCCTGTCGATGCTCCATTGCCGCCGTCATTTCCCTGACTCGGTGAGGTAGTTGGCGTGTTGCCCGATCCCGCCAGTGCTGTGCCCAATCCTGCGCCGCCGCCACCTGATCCACCACTCCCACCTGCTCCGACTACTAGTGGTGTTCCTCCACCTCCGCCGCCGTTTGATGTCACGGACGAAAAGACGCTGTTCGACCCACTGGTTCCTGTTGTGTTGGCTGTTGCTGCTGCACCACCTGCGCCGACCGTCACCGCGTACGATCCGCCTGACAAGGTGAGCAACGATCCGCCTACATTCGTCCGAAATCCTCCTGCGCCACCACCGCCGCCTGACCGCAAGCCACCGTTGCTTGCACCGCCACCGCCGCCACCGCCTGCGATCACGAGATATTCCACAGCGAGGAGCGCAGCACCCGCTTCACCCGTTTCACCCTTCGGTCCTCTCGGTCCCGTCTCTCCGCCCTTTGCGAGCGTGTTCCACCCTGCGCCGCCGAGCGGTGTCTGCTCGGTGGACGCGATGGCAACGTACGCGCCGCCTCCTGCACCGACAACATCGCCGACCTCGTACCGCCGCCCCACTTGATAATCGCCTGCCCATCTCAGCCCCGGCTCACCGCGCTCGCCGCGTGGACCCTCTGGACCGACCTCGCCCTGCTTGCCGATCATGCCCTGCACGCCGCGCTCACCGCGCTCGCCCGGATCACCGTCCACCGCTTGCGCGATGCAGACCCACGGAGCATCAGGTGGCTGCTGTGATGTCATCTCGGTCGCCAGATACGCCGACCGACCTCTCGTCACAACATCGAACCGCGCATACTTGCGTGCCTCGACATACTTGCCGCGCCATCGGAACGAGTCGCCCTTCTCGCCCTTCTCACCGCGCAACACCTCCAACTCGGGCGCGAGCGACTGCACGGTCTTCTTGATCCTTGCGATGGTGTCACGGTTCATTTGCTATCTCCTAATGCGACACGAGCCGCGTGCGCTGCTCGCATCCAGTTGTCGCGCTGCATGGTCGTCGAATAACGGTACACGTATGGTTTGAGCATCGTCTGCTCGATGTGCTCTGCGAGCGGTGCGAGTCGTGCGATCTCGTCTACCGATCCCGCATTGAGAACGCCCTCGATCTCGCGTGCCATGATGTCAAGGTGCTGCACGATAAGGCACGCTGCCGCTGCTGTGGGGTAGTAGTCATCGTGCATCACGATGTCGCCGCCTCCATCGAGATGTAGTGAACGGTCACGCGCACCGCTCCGCCTGTGAAGTTTGATCCGTTTGCGACCAGTTTGATGTCCGTAGCAGACTCGAATGCAATGGGGTATCCGTTGGCTCCAACTCCGATGGCTGTAGTGCCGACCGTCGTAGCAACACTGTCTAGATAAACGCTGCCTCCTAAATCTTCACGCACGGTGAAACTGTCTGCCCCGGTGATCGCTGTCGTGACTCGCACACTGACACCGATGACCACGCAGTTCGCCGGGATCAGGTTCGCTGCTGTGACCGACTCTCCGCTCAAGCCTGAAAGCAGAGTCGTGGACTGCCCAAAGATGGTGCTCTGACCGTTTGCGCCAGTCGATAGCAGCGTTGCGCCGCGCACCCGTGCCTGCGTTGTGCTCGTCGTCCCGATGACGGTCGTGTTCGATCCATCGCCTGTCGAGTTATAACCTATGACGATGCTGTTGTCGTCGCCCGTCCCAACCGGATGCGCGTGCGCTCCGACGAACACGCACTCCTGCGAAGTCGTTGCTCGCGTGCTCGCCGTGCCGCTTGCATTGACTCCCGCACCTTTACCCACGAAAACGTTGCGCGAATCGGTGACATACTGCCCTGCCTCATATCCGACTGCAGTGTTGTCGTTCGCGCTCGTTTGAGACACCAGCGCATTGACCCCGATTGCGATGTTGTCGCTGCCTGTAGCGTTCTGCAAAGCATTGACACCGAGTCCGACGTTGTAGTTGCCGCTCACATTTGAGTAGAGCGCGTTCAGCCCGTTCGCAAGATTGAGTGTGCCGCCCTGATTACTGAATAGCGCGTTCGCTCCGATCGCTGTGTTGCTTGATCCTGCACCGTTGCTGTACAAAGCCTGATAGCCGATCCCCGTGTTGAATGCTCCCGTGCTTGCTGAAAAGATCGCGTTCTTTCCGATCGCAGTCTGCTGTGTGCCCGTGTTGCCGCTGCCCGAGAGTGCGGCTTCACCGACGGCGGTGTTGTCAGACAGATTTGATGACCCTCGACCGATACGAACGCTATTGAAGAACGAGTCATTCCCACCGCGCACCGCCTTCGTCGCGCCGATGCCGCCAGAGCACACGATCGCGCCCGTACTTGTGGATGAAGTCTCGGTCGTGTTTGACACCGTCAGCACATTCTGCAAGGTGTCGAGCGTCCAGACCGTGCCGCTGCTGCTGACGATGATGTCGCCATAGTCGCCGTCCGCGATCGTCGCCGAGGTGCCGTCTGCGCCGCGCTCGCCTTTCGGTCCACGCGACCCCGTCTTGCCTGCCTCGGCGAGCACCTGCCATCCAGCGCCTGTCACGGGCGACTGCATCGTCGCCGCCACACACACGAATGCGCCGCCCTCATACCCGACGATGTCGCCGACCTCGTACCGTTGACCCTGCGAGTACGCGCCGCGCCATCGAAGCCCGACCGCTCCCGGCTCACCTTGCGGACCTTGTACGCCTTGCTCGCCCTGTGGACCGACTGCACCCTGCGCTCCGTCGCGTCCGTCGCGCCCGTCCTCCGCCTTGCACATGACCGCCCACGAGTCGCTCGGTGGCGGGTCGGTCGTCACGGCGAGGCACAGGTAGGCCGCGCCCTTGTAGTGCACAACGTCATTCGGCGAGAATCCCATGCCCTTGCGGACCTGACCTCTCCACCTGAACGATGTGCCCTTCTCGCCGCGCTCGCCTTTGTCGCCCTTCTCACCCTTTGGCGAGTGCACTACGGTCGATGGCACGCTTGCGGCTCGAAGCCGTGCGACTGCCTTGCGGATGCCCTCGACTCTGTCAAGCATCGAACGCCTCGCCGAGAGCCTTCATCACATCCGACAGCGCAGCCTGCCGCTCGTTCATCGCTGCGATCTGACGCTGCAGTTCGCTGATCGCGTCCGCGCCTTCGCCGTGCACCATCTCCAGTGCCTTGTACTCGGCGACACGCTGCTCCGCCGCACGCACGAAAGCCTCACGTTCGTCCGCGTACGCCTTCTCCGCCGCGCCTCGCAACTCCTCGACTTTGCGTGCAGCCCATCCTGCACCTGCGCCGTCGGGGTCGCTCGGATCGCCGCCCCAGAGCATCCACGCGATCGCGCCTGCAGTCGGGTAGCCGTCCTCGCCGGGTCGTGCGCCCGTTGCGTCCAGATCGACGCGGTGCCGCGAGAAGAAGGAGTGCATGCGGTTCACCGTCTCGGGCGACAGGTTCTCGCGGTTGCCGATATCGCGTGCGCGTGCGACACCGATCTCAGTCCCGCCTCGACCGTACTCGGCCCGAAGTTCGAGACCGCGACTGGCGAGTGCAGCCATCTCGGTGGTCGGCTTCAGATCGACATCATCGATCGCCTTCTCGCTGCACATCGAGTACGCGATGGCGACCGCCTGATCTCGGTCGTAGCCCTCGCGGATCAGCACCCGCACCTTGTCGCGCACGCAGTCGTCGCCCTCTGCCTTTTCGGTCTCGCCGACCACGAAGGTGATGCGGTCGTCCTCGGCTGGCGGGAGCGACTTGACTGGCTCGGCAGGCTGTATCACCGTGCGAGGTGCCGCCTGCTGCTGCAATCCCTGTAGCGCAAGTTGCAAGCCCGGGAACGGCGACGCACCCGCCGCCGCAGCACCGCCGAGCGGCAGGCCGCCGACGTGCAACTTGTTCGCCTCGGGGTCAGGCAATTCGTCGTAGCCCTCTTCGAGCCGCGCCTCGTTGGGCGTGCGCCATCCGCCTGCGACCGCCGCCGCCCGTTCGCGTGCGTCCGCCTCACGGTTGGCAGGAACCGCATCGTCGTACGCGAGGTATGCGTCCTCCTCGATGCCGAACAGCGGCAGGAGCCGTGCGTTCAGCGTCTCCTCGTCGAGCCTGCAGATCGGCGACACCGTGCTCTCGCGCCACTGCGCGTAGCCCGCCGTGCTCGATGCGAGGTTCGGGTCGTTCGCCTTCAGCATCGTGACAGGCACGCCGAAGATCGCGCTGATCTCCTCGACGATGTCGTCACGTCCTGCCGTGTCTTTCGCCGGGAACGAGAGCGGCTGCAGCGTGATGTCGCCGCTGATCGCCACCATGCGTCCCGCCTTGCGACCGCCCTGATGCAGCATCCGCATCGACTCCTCGAAGCGTCGCATCGACTCCGCGCTCGCGCCGCCCTTGACGATCGCCGCGTAGTCGGGTCGCGCCATGTTCTGCGCGTAGCCCAAGTCCATCTCGTGCGTCGCTGCGTTCAACTGGATCGCGCCGTACGCCGCCTCGACCTTGCCGCACCCGTAGTACAGGCTCATCGGGTTCGGTCGCTTGAACTGAATGATCTCGTCCAACTCGAACCGCCTCATCTGCTGCGAGTTCGTGCCGTACAGGTAGAAGTCGATGAGACGCTCGCGCCCGGGCTGCACGGTCACATGCTGCGCGGGCACCGTGTACAGAGCAGCGGGTACGCCGAGCGTCTTGTCGGTGACGACATGCAGGTATGCGTTGCCTGTCAGTTCCAGGAACAGGATGCGGCTTACGGCAAGCCCGAAGCCGTCCTCGTACGGGTTCGCCTTGCGGAGCAGTTCGAGCACTGGATGCGCGTCGGTGACCTCCTCGAAGTCACCTGCCAGTTGCGCGGACTTCATCGCCGACACGCTCGGCTTGCGCTCGCTGTCGCCGAGCAGGTACGCCTTGCGCTTGCGTGGCACTGGTCGTGTCGACCACATCTTCGACGACTGCGCGACATCGGTGCGGACATACAGCCGCAGCGGGACAGCAGCGACCGCCTGTGCATTGATCGTTGCAGCCGCGTACACCCACGAGCGGTACGCGTCCACCGACCTCGTCATCGAGAACTGTGGCATCATGCCCATCGACGAGAGCGACACCACGCCCACGCTCGACTCCATGTACTTCTGATCGTCTGTGACTTGCTTTGTGCGGAAGAGATCGAGGATGCCCATGGTTCAGAAGATCCTCACCTCAAGCGTGTTCGTGCCGACGGTGCCGAGGTGACGCACCGCGAGCGCAAGAGCGCAGACTCCATCGTCGTGCAAGCCAGTCGGAGCAGAGTAGCGCACACCTGTTCGGCTGTACTCGAACTCGAACGCTTGCATCTCGTCCTTGAGCCAGCCGTCTGGGAATCCTATGCCCTTGCTCTGCACCCTCGCGGCGAGACCCTCCATCAGTTGCTGCTTGCTCTGCGCGGTGAACTTGAACGCGGTGACGCACGGCAGACTGCGCTGCAACTCCTCGACGATCGGATCGCCGACACCTGTGGAGTCGATGAGCGCAGGCGTGTCGCCGATGATGACCTTCAGCCTCGATAGCGTCTGTCCCCAGTCGCTGCGCCACCTGTCGATCATGGCGACGCGGCAGTCACGATCGAGACCGACCACGACCGTCCAGTCCTGGGACTTCGCCAAGTCCACGCCCCACACCGCGACAGGGTCGGTCGATAGCGGCACGATGCAGCCCTCGATCGCCTGCATCCCGAACGGGTTGCCGCCGTCGTCTGCAGGCTCGGCGAGATACAACTCGCGAAACACATGCTCGGGCAGATCACGCTTGGCCGCCTCGACCTCGGCGAGCGCGAGCACCTTGCCCTCGACCGCGTCGTATGCGGTGAGTTTGTGGTACGCGACTGTCTGGCCATCGGCACGCTGCGCCAGAGCGTGCACCCAGTTCTTGCGCCCTCGTACATTGCCGATGATCCGCACCGCGCCCTTTGTGGCCGTCAGCGTCGAGCGCACCGCGTGCCAGGATTCCTCACGCATCCGAGTTGCCTCGTCGAGCACCGCCGCGTACACGTCCTCACCGTACAGGTTGTCGCTGTTCTCGCCTGACTTGAACGAGATGCGGTTGCCGTTGGCGAGTTCGATCCACTGCTCAGTGTCGTGCGACTTCCAGATCGTCTTCAGCGGGTCCGCCTCACGCATCCACGCCTTCATGCGGTCGAACGCGATGCGCGACTGCTGATACACGGGCGCGACCCACCAGTAGGCGTGACCGCCCTTCGGATCGTTCCACGCCTGACCGAGCAGCCAACACATGCACCCGGCGGTCTTGCCGACCTTCGTCGCCGCCTCGATGACGACGATGCGTGCCGGGTCGTGGATCGCGTCGTGCTGCTTGCCGTAGAGAGGCGGCAGGCGGAGTGCGGCTGGCATCAGTCGCGCCGCTCGAAGGTGATCGGCTTGAGTTCGATGCGCTCGGTCGCCTGCCCGTTGTCGAGCCGCTGCATCGAGTCCTCCTGCTTCATGCTGTCGAGCAGGTGCTTGTCGATGGCGAGCAGGAACTCGCTCGACCGCTGAACATCGCGCATGTCGGCGAGCGGGTCGTTCACAATCTGCATGGCTCGAAGCACGGCTGCACGCTTGACATCGGTCGGCACAGCCCAGCCATCGCGCATCGCTCGCATGATCGTCCGCAAGTCCTCGGCGGGACGGTTGGTCGTCAGGATTCTGTCCTTCAGCGGCTCGATGTCTGACATGCCATGATCCTACGCTCGGCGATCTCGATGTACTCCGCCTCGCGCTCAATGCCGATGAAGCGGAAGCCTTCGAGCGCGCACGCCTTGCCTGTGCTGCCGCTTCCCATGAACGGGTCGAGCACGATGCCGTTCGGTGGCGTGACGAGTCGGCAGAGGTAGCGCATCAGGTCGGTGGGCTTCACGGTGGGATGGTGGTTGCCTTCGTCCCTGTCGCGCTTGCTCGCCTTCGCACAGTAGAAGAAGCGAGCAGCGGAACCGCTGTCGTTGAATCCGCCGATATAGTCTCTGTCCGCACCTTCTTTGCCAAGAATGCCTGCACTCCGCCCCTTCACGCGAAACCGCGTTTGTTGGCTTTCCGTCTGCGGGAACAGCCCCACCACCTCGTCGCTGCCGTCGTGGATGATGTTCGCGGGGAAGCGACCTTGAGAGTGCGCCTGCTGTTCAAACTTTGGACGCGCCCCATTGCTCCATATCCCGCTATTCACTTTCCCATCCGCTCCCGCCGCGCTTCGCCCATAATCATCATCATCCTCCGTCCCCACCCTGCACCCGTCCACATTGATCGCACCCGTGCCGTGCCGCAGCACATTCTCCGCGACCGTGCCGATCAGCGGCTTCCGCGCCACGGTGATCGGCTCCATCGCAGGCTTCAGCGCAGTACCCCATCCCGCCCACTGCTTCGCTGCGTCGGTCGCGGGTGCGGTGATGTCAGGCTTGCCGTTTGTTGCAAATCCAGTCCCGCCCTGATTCTCAAAAACTTTTGCACCACCACCATGACGCGCAGACATTCCTACCACCTCGCGCTTCGCCCCTGCCGCCCTGTCGATCGCCTTGCTCACATCGAGCGACTTCGGGAAGCCGCTCCCGTACACCCACGCAATCATGTCGCGGATGTCGAAGCCCGCGTCCTCAATGTTGCACGCCATGCGGTGCTGCGTGCGCGTACCCGCGAAGGCGAGCAGATGACCGCCGGGCTTCAGTACGCGCAGGCACTCGCGCCACACCTCGACGCTCGGCACCTCGTAGTCCCACTTCTTGCCCATGAACGACAGACCGTACGGCGGATCGGTGACTACCGCGTCCACGCTCGCGTCCTGCAACTCGCACAGCACCGCAAGGCAGTCGCCGTGCAGCAGCGTCACCGCTTGCCCCATCCTCGACGCGCCTGCTGTAC